ATGCATATTTTATATCATTCATATGACGATATGACAAGAAAAATTTCCATTATACAGCTTAGGATTCAATCATATGAAAAAGAAAAAGACGTACTACAACAATTAATAAACAGTGGAAGGGAAAGCTTAGTAAGAATGGATAACCCTAACATATCTTATAAAACATATTTAAAAGAAATGAAGATTCTAGATGCACATCTCTTATTGCATCATGATGAATTATTGAGGTTACAAAACGAAAAGAAAAAAATTGATGCCCTCATGGGACAATTTGAAGGTACTCAGGAACAGGTTTTTTATTACCGTTATGTCAAAGGTATGACCCAGGAACAGACGGCAGAGAAGGTGTATCTATCTACTCGACAAGTACAGCGAATTGAGAAGAAAATAGAAAATGAAATCATGTCGTGTTAATGTCGTCACAGATGGTGGTAAGATGTATTCAGGCAAGGGAGAACAAGCCTTTGACTCAAACGTAATGCATTACAAAAACAGTTCATTAAGTTTAACAGTAGGAGGGAAAGAATGGTTAATCAAGTAAAACAAGTGATTAAGGAGAAGCTAGTCAGCATGTATCCAACATATCATATGTACCTTGAAGAGGAACAACCAGCTGATATATTAAAACCAGCTCTGAGGATCCTGGGTCTTAAGAAGACCACACAGAATCAAAGAGAAAAACTTATTAAAAACATACAGCTGGAAATTATCTGCCTTATTGAAGGTGCAGACCAAGATGTGACTTATTGGAACATCTCGGATCAATTAGATGAAGCAATGACTTATGTTGACCTAGAGGGCATTCGCTTAAGAACTGGAGAAAAAGTAAGTGAAATCCGAGAAGGTCAGTTACATTATACCTTCGACATACAGCTTAGTATGAGTGGATCTGCAGAAGTGGTTCCAATTATGAAAAGTATGGATAAGCGTATTGATGTATAAACCAACAGGTAATGACACTACGAGAAGATGAAAGGAAGGTGCGTACAAATGGGTGGAACATGGACTACTCAGAACAAAGTTAGACCAGGTGTCTATATTAACTTTCAACAAACACGTATTCAAGCAGAGCAGGCAAGACGAGGTATCGTAACCATGCCCTTAGACCTTAATTTTGGTCCAGAGCAAGAGGTGGTAGAAGTAACGAATCAGATGGATTTAAGCCAAGTATTTGGCGAAGAACTCCATATGATTACACCAATTCGAGAAGCGCTAAAAAGAGCAGCTAAAGTATTAGTTTTTCGTCTTAACCCAGCATCAGGCGGTGCAAAAGCGGCTGTAACAGAAGGTGCGCTTACAGCAACAGCCAAACACACAGGAACAAAAGGTAATGATCTTAAGATCATCATCGAAGCTAAGGATGGCAAATTCAATGTATCAACATTCTTAGGAACGCGCCTTATGGATCAACAGACCTTAGTAAGTACTGTAGAAGATTTACAAGATAACAATATGGTTACTTTTAGTGGTACAGGTGCGTTATCAGCAACAGCTGGTGTAAGCCTTACAGGTGGCACCAATGGTACAGTTGATAGTAATGCATATAAAGCGTATCGCGATGCTGCAGAAGTATACTATTTTAATACCTGTGCCTTATACGATGTGACGGATTCAACCATAAAAGAAGATTTCAAATTATGGGTGAAAAGACTTCGTGATGACGAGGGTAATAAGGTGATTCTTGTAGCTGAGAACTTTGACAGCGCTGATTATGAAGGTATTATTAGTGTGAAAAATGGTGTTGTATTAGAAGATGGCATGATCATTGATGCCAAAAAAGCAACAGCATGGGTAGCAGGAGCGACTGCGGCAGCAAGCACAAATCAATCTTTAACCTATGATTTCTATGATGGTGCTGTTGATGTAGATGGTAAGTACAGCTACACAGCTATTGAAGACGCTATCACAGGTGGTCATTTCCTATTCACAGGTTATGATGGTAAGGCAAGAGTAGAGTACGATATTAACACATTACATACGTATACTTCGGATAAAGGTCGTATGTTCAGAAAGAACAGAGTCATGCGTACACTGGATGCTATCAATAATGAAATCACTAAGATTGGTAACGATTATTTTATTGGTAAGATCAGCAATAACGAAGATGGTAGAAACCTCTTGAAAAACGAAATTATTAAATGTTTACAACGTTATGAAAGAGTTGATTCCATTACAAATCTAGATACACAGAAAGACGTTCAAGTCTTAGCGAGTACAGATACAGATGTTGTTGTGGTACGTATCGCTGCTCAGCCAGTAGATGGCATGGAAAAACTGTATATGACTGTGGAGGTGAAGTAATATGGCGATTTTAAAAGCACAGGATATCGTATCCGGTAGAGAAGGTAAAGTATTCAAAACACTGAATGGTGTAGTCAAAGAGATGGCATATATCAAGAAGATTGATGCCAAAATTGAGAAAACAAAATCAGAAGTAAAAGTATTAGGAAGCCGTGCTACACATAGTAAAGCAACAGGATGGAAAGGTACAGGTAGTATGACAATCTACTACATGACCAGCGAATTCCGCCAGCTCATGCTTGATTATATCAAAACAGGTAAAGACGTATACTTTGATATTCAAGTAGTGAATGAAGACCCTGCAAGTGCAGCAGGCAAACAAACCGTTGTACTGAAGAACTGTAACATTGATAGTGTGATCATCGGTCAGTTAGACATTGACAAAGATGTACTTGATGAAGAATTAAGTTTTACATTTGATGATATCGAAGTATTGAATAAGTTTATGGAAGTCTAAGCAAATTTTGAGCCATGGGGCTATCACTTCATCACATGGATGACTTGTCAGTAATTTCTCCTTCTGTTTATTCGTGTATGACAAGTGTAGGGATAGTCTCCATATAAGGCTTCATAGCTTAAAGGTAAAAGAAAGATAGACGTTACATGTGATAAGTTAATCAATGTATGTAACAATCTAACAAAATATAAATGAACCGAGGAGGAAAAATAATGAGCAGTTTACAAGCTTTTTTAAACAGTAATGTTGTGGAAGATATTAAGGAAAGTGTTTTAGTTTCTAAGCGTTTCAAAGACCAGAAGGGTGGACTTCTTAAGTTCAAAATCCGTGCGGTTACAGACAGTGAGATGTCTGACATCCAGAAGATCTGTATGCGCACTGGAAAAAAAGGAAAAGTCGACTTTGACGTAAGTAAATTTAACCGTCTGATAGGGATCAAAGGATGCGTAGATCCAAAATTCGAAGATGCAGAGAGCATTAAAGGTGTGGGGTGCGTAACACCAGAAGATTACATCAAGAAAGTGATGCTTCCAGGTGAAATCGCAACACTAGCTGAGCAGATTCAGACACTATCAGGCTATACGGACCTTGAGGATCTAAAAGAACAGGCAAAAAACTAATTACCCAGGGAGATGGAGAAGCGAACTATGCTCATTATTTGCTCCACAAAATTCATTTACTCCCAGGGGACTTTTTAGATTTATCAAGACGTGAAAAAGCCTTCCTCATGGCAAGTGTGGATCTCCATGTTGAAGCTGAGAAGAAGGCCTATAACAAATCACGTAAATAAGGTGGTGAGAAATTGGCAGAAACAACATCAATAGATAATGCTATAAGCATGTTAACCAAGTTAAATTCAAGTATTGAAAATAATATCACTGTGCAAAATCGATATACGAATCAAATCAAAAAAAGTATGAAAATAATGGATAAAACCAAAAACATTAACAAGGTAGTTGAAAAGATAAGTCGTATATCTAAAGTTAAAGATTCAGTCACGCCTGTTGCAGAAAAAGCAATGAGCAAGCCTAATAAAACAAAAGGTAATGTAACGTCTAAAATTGGTTCATCAATAAGCAAAACAAAAGAACGATTTAGCAAAACAGGTGATAGTTTTAAAAAGATAGGGTCCAAAATGAAAAAAATGGTGGATTCTGCAAAAAGTATCTTTGAAGCAGTAAAGAGTAATCCCATTGTATCAGGCATTATGAAAGGGATTGGTAAAAATGAAGAATTTAGTGCTAAGATTGCAGAGTTAAAAGAGAAATTTGCAAATATATTGCCTAATCTGGGGGAGAAAATTGCCCCCATGTTAATGCCAGCATTGGAGAAAATATCAGCTATTTTAGATGGACCTGCTTTTCAAAAGATGATGCAAAGTGTTCTACGCGTAGTGGGGGTTCTCATTCAAAGTGCTACCATGTTACTGGATTATTTAGTTCCTATAATCGATATCATAAGTCGTATATTTGATACGTTATTTGAGAACTCGGATAAAGTGATTATGGTGTTAGGTATGGTTGCAGCTGCGATTTTAGCTATGGCTGTAGCAACTCAGATTTTTAACGCTATTAATACCGTAAGAATTATCAAAGAAAAAATACTAAATGCAGTGCAAAATGCTAATCCGACCATGTTTATCATTAAAGCTATTATATTACTCATTATGGCTTTTATCACATTGATAGCAACCATGGAACCTGTAAGAACAGCTATTGCAGATCTTACGAGAAAGTTCTTTGATTTCATTGAATGGGGTATTAATGGTCTCATCGAAGGTCTTGCATCTGCGGCAGAAGGTATTATTCGATTTGCAGGAGATGGCATCAATACATTTCTGAATATATTTGTAAACCCATTTGTTGATGGGATTAACCTGATTATTGATGGCTTGAATCTATTAGGCGCTAATGTCAATAAGCTTGATCATTTCAGTGTTGATTTTAGTGGCGCAGCAGAGGCAACAGGTGAATTCATAAGAAAAGGCAAGGTAGACCTAAGTGGTGCAAAAGAAGCCGTAGCTGGTGCAATTGAAAACTTCTCAGCAGAAGAATTAATGGCAAAACTAGGTATCAGCGGCTTAGAAGCCGGGGTTGATAGCCATAAAAAAGACGTAGGTGTACAAGTCAATAAAGTTAACGACGATGTCAACATCGCAGACGAAGACATCAAACTCATGCGAGAAGTAGCGGAACGGGAAATGATTCAGAACTTCGTGACCCTAACACCAACAGTATCCATGGGTGACATGACGGTGAATGAAAACGCAGACGCGGATAAACTTCTTGGAAAAATAACAGAAGCACTGGTAACAGAAGTTGCCAATTCTGCACAGGGGGTGTATGCATAGATGTATAAATTTTATATTGGGCTGTTAGATAACAGTGAAGAAGAAATACTACTCCCTGTGGGTCCTGAGGAAATCAGCGTTACCCAAGCTGGCAACACAGAAACCTATAGCATCTACCAATTTGGTGACGTGGTTAAATCCGGCAATAGAAAGCTATTAAAACTAAGCATAAGTAGCTTTTTCCCTTTAGAACAAGGGTCTTATGTCATGACAGATAACCTTCAACATCCTAGTGACTACGTTAACAAGATCTTTAGTTGGAAACAAAGAAATAAAATACTAACTTTCAAAGTGACAGGTGGGTACTATCCCATTGACCGATTATGGATGATAGAAGACTTTGAGATTAATGAAAAAGCAGGAGAAGTAGGCGACATCTTCTATACCATCAGTCTAACAGAATACCGTGAATTCCGTGCCAGACGGGTTACATTATCCGGTAACAATGGAAATATGACCATGGCAGGTGATTACCAAGGTGCAAGACCTGTGACGAAGACAGTACCAAGAACCTATACCGTAAAATCAGGGGATTCCCTATGGAAAATAGCTAAGTTACAGCTAGGTAATGGTAATCGTTACAAGGAGATTGCAGAACTAAACCTACTTAAAAATCCAAATCTCATCTACCCAGGTCAGATATTGAAACTACCTAGAAATGGGGTGTGAGGATGATTAAATTAGTCATGCAAAACACAAGCAATGGTGATATTCATGATATCAGTCAGTTAGTAACGGAATTATCCTGGGATACCATTAGAGTCGGGAAGGCTTCGGAATTAGCCTTCTCCTTAGTTGTTGATAAAGAACTTGATATAAGTGAAGGCAGTATTATCTATTTCAAAAAAGATGACCTTCCAGTTTTTTACGGCTATATTTTCAAGATATCAAGGTCAACAGATGAGACCTTAAGCATTACAGCTTATGATCAATTACGCTATCTGCTTAACAAGGATACCTATATCTTCAAAAACCAAAAAGCCCATGAAATGATTCATAAAATCGCTACAGATTTTAACATGCGCTTGGGAACTCTTGAAGACACAGAATACAAGATCCCCTTAATGGTTGAAGATGGACAGACACTACTGGATATGATTTATAAAGCCCTCGATAACACGTTGATTAATGCAGGCGAAATGTACGTCCTATACGATGATTTTGGCAAGCTAACCCTTAGTAACATAAAAAACATGTTCACAAACCTGATTATTGGTGATCACAGCCTTTTGACCAGTTACTCTTATGACCGAAGCATTGATGGGGATTCCTATAATAAAATCAAGCTCTATAAGGACAATAAAGAAACGGGTAAGCGAGAGGTGTATATCGTCAAAGACAGCAGTAATATAGGCAAGTGGGGACTGCTTCAATATTATGAAAAGGTCAATGACAAGCTTAACGATGCGCAGATTCGTAAGCGAGCCAAACAGCTAGAATCTGTTAAAAACAGAGTGGTGAAGGGGTTAAGCCTTGAGTGTATTGGGGATTTATCTATTCGAGCAGGAACGTCTATCTATGTGGATATTACGGGACTGGGTCTTAAACAACGGTTTATTGTGGATAGTGCCAAACACAAATTCAGCGATCATCAACATACGATGAGCTTAACATTGAAGGTGATATAGATGGGTAATACACAGCGATTTATAGGCGCATTGAAACAGATTAACAAAGGGGTTATAGAAAACAGCCAAGACGTGGCATTTTACTACGGCAAGGTTATAGCTATAACACCTCTCGAGATACAAGTTGACCAACGATTTGTACTCGATAAAGACTTTTTAGTTTTAACAAGTACAGTAACTGGGGACTCTGCCATGGAAGTTGGGGATAAAGTTATTCTTTTGAGGGAACAAGGTGGACAACGTTACATTGTACTGGATAAGGTGGTGACCATATGATACCCATGAATGGTGTACAGATGAATGAACATATCGTTGAAATTATACCAAAATCCAAAACCTACGGATTAAATTTACTAGAAGGCAAGATAGATAGCCATATTGATGGGTTAGATGCCATCAAACAAGCTGCATTTAAGCTATTAGAAACAGCCCGCTATCAACATGTCATCTACAATTTTTCTTATGGATCAGAACTGAGTGATCTCATAGGACGAGATAGTGATTATATCGAGATGGAATTAAGGCGACGCATACGGGATGCTCTAACATATGATGACCGAATCACAGATGTGACGAATTTTAGTTTCAATCATGAAGATGAAGACGTGACGGTGAGTTTCAAGGTTATCAGTATAGAAGGTTCTTTTGAGAGCGAGGTGATGATAAGTGTTTGAGCATATAACATATGATGTATTAGTAGAACGAGCATTAGGCAATGTACCTGATGATATCGACAAACGTCAAGGAAGCATTATCTACGACGCCATTGCACCAGCATGTGCAGAATTAGCCCAGATATACATTGAACTGGATAACGCCATGAAGATGGCTTTTGTGACCACATCCAATGGGACTTACCTTGATAGGAAGTGTGCAGACTATGGTATCTATAGAAAGCAAGCAACAAAAGCCCTCAGAAAAGGTGTCTTCCAAGGGGTAACACCGACAGTAGGGAGCAGATTCGGTTGTAACGATCTGACTTATGTGGTGAAAGAAAACAATAATGGCATGGATAACGTCATCCTAGAATGTGAGCAAGATGGACAAGTAGGCAATAGAGACACAGGCACTCTTATTCCTATTGAAGAGATTGAAGGACTAACCTTTGCGAAATTGCAGGATATTCTTGTACCAGGTGAAGATTCAGAAACAGACGAATCCTTACTGGATAGACAGCAGGAAAAAGTAAAAAAAGCGGCTACCTCAGGTAATATCTATCACTACCAAAAATGGGCAAAAGATATAAGTGGTGTAGGTGCAGCCAAGGTTATCCCTAGATGGAACGGTGATAATACGGTGAAAATTATTGTCGTTGATGCACTCATGCAACCAGCTACACCAGAATTAGTCAGCCAGATTCAAGATTATATTGACCCAAGCGTTGAAGGAAGTGGAAAAGGTACTGCGCCCATCGGTGCAAAATGTACCATAGAAGCAGCAACACCTACCACAATCAATCTAGCTGCTACGGTAACAGGGACAGATCATGCAACTTTAAAAACGATATTTGAAAAAGCTCTAAAAGAGTACTTCACAAGTCTCATAGCCGATAATTGGCAAGATAAGGACAGCTATGCCATAAGTCACGCAAAAGTAGGTGCAATCTTACTGGATGCCATATCACAAGCTGGTGGTAGTGATTATGCTAATCTCATGGTGAATGATGGTACCAGTAACATTGTATTAACAAATGAAGTACCCATCATAGGGGCGGTGATTTTCAATGGATAACACTCCGTTAATGACATACCTCCCAGAATACTATGAGACAATTAGAGAATTCGAGATCATTATGGATGCTGAAGATAAGGAACTAGATCTACTAAAGAATCATATCAATGATGCATGTAATCAACTCCTTCTTGACTCAGCAACCAGTGGACTAGATTTCTGGGAATTAGACACCGGCACCATAAAACAAAGCGGTGCATCTGACGAGGACAGACGCGCCAAGATCAGAAGTAAATTACGTGGAACAGGTAAAATCGATGAAGAACTCATTAAAATCGTAGCCGATTCATGGACTAACGGAAACGTAGAAGTAAGCTTCGACGGTAAAATCCGTATCAAATTCAATAGCTTCTACGGTGTTCCTAGCAATATGAATGCCGTAAAAGAAGCCATTGAAAAGATTATACCTGCACATCTAGGCGTACAATACGACCTAAAATATCTGCTGGTCAAAGATGTCCATGACAATATGACAATCAATGAATTGCAAGGAACAAAACTAAATCAATTTGCAGGAGGTGTTATATAATGGCGGAACATACGTCAAAATTAGGTCTCTACAAAGTAGACCCAGCTACAGACGGCGATAATACCTTCAACGTAGGGACTATGATGAACGATAACTGGGATAAGATCGACGATAAAGTAGGAAGCATGGATGAGAAGTTAGGAGAAGTTGATGGGGAATTGGCTGATATTGTTCAGATAAGTGCTACAGAACCCAATAGCTTTAACACCAATACATTATGGCTACAGGATGTTGGTGATTCGGATTTTAGCGCTGGTGGTGGGATTAATATTGCTAATGCAGAAACCAGTACCCAACCACCTAATGATGATAATTACTGGTTCAAACCAATATAAAAATAAGGAGTTGATTAAATGGCAGACGTAAATATCCAAATAAAACAAAGAAATGGTGAAAATTGGGATGATCTCTACCCAAAAACCAAAGCGGCACAGGTAGTAGCCATTAGTGGTGAAACAGCCGAACAACACGTGAGCGATACAACAAAGCACATCACCAGTTCAGAACGATCCAACTGGAACGCTAAAGCGACAACACAACATGTTGCTGATAAAATAGCTGAACTTGTTAATTCAAGCCCAGCGGCACTGGACACACTGAACGAATTAGCCCAAGCACTAGGGAATGATCCTAATTTCGCAACAACAATGACCAATGCATTAGCTGGCAAGTTTGACAAAGCTAGTGTAAATACAAGTACAGCACTAGGAACAAGCGATACCCATGTACCTAGTCAAAAAGCAGTAAAATCCTTCGTTGAAAGTCAACTTTCTTCAGCAGGTTACGGTGACATGATGAAAGCAACTTATGACTCCAATGGTGACGGTAAGGTGGACAATGCCAACTTTGCCGAAAGTGCAGCCATCCAGTCAGGTAGCACATTACCAGTCACACCCAAAGCTGGCGAGATTTTCTTTCAAACGATATAAGGTAGGTGAGATAAATGGCGAATAAAAATGTAACGATAAAGAAGAGAAATGTGAGTAATAATGATTGGGATGAACTGTATCCGGTAACGACGGCGGAGAATGTTAAGTGTGAGGATGGGTCGTCGGTTGATGCGCAATTGGCTGATATTGCGTATAAAACAGTGGGTGGTACAGCAGATGCAATAACAGTGTCAAAACAAGGCTTTGCACTTACAGATGGTCAATATGTGGAGTTTAAAGCTACAGCCAATAATACGGGTAATATGACTATAAAAGTTAATAGTGAAGCTGTTAAGAGCCTTAGAAATGAGGATGGGGAACAATTATCCAATGGTGACATAGAAGCTAATAAATACTATAAGGCTATCTATAACGGTACGAGTGATTTTTTTCAATTAGCCCCTAAAGGAGGGGCACGTATAAATGGTATAAAAAAAACATTTCCCATTGCGTCAGGACAAACAATTAGCAAGGGTGATTTCGTAAGATTTATAAATAAAGAATTATCACAATCTGTTATTGCAAGTAATACAACATCATCTATTACAACATTAGGTACTAGCTCTGTAACTCTTTCTGTAAAAACTGCTAAATTTCCAAACGAAAATAGAACTATTTTTATATATACGGTGGGTTCACAAATAAGGGCATCTATAGCGACTGTAACGTCTAGTAATACTTTATTAACAGGTGGTTATATTGTGATTGAACCAAGCCTTAGTGGTGCGACTATTTCGGCTATCAGTTTATTAGACAATACAAGGGCAATTGTTTTATATAAAAATGTTTCTAGTACATTTTCGAGATTTATTAATATAGGAGGTGGCACTACAATTACTAGTGTGTCAGCCAGTGTAAGCATACCCTCATTGGCATCACCAAACGAAATAAGTTTGGCAACAATAACTCCAACTAGAGTCTTAGTAACATATACAGATGTTAATGATTCGATTAAACCAAAAATATTTGGAATAACGATATCAGGAAGTACTATAACCACTGGGACTCACCAAACTTTATCTACACAAGTTTCAAATACTCCGCGTGTTATAAAATTATCTGATAATAAAGTAGTAGTTACTTATAATGCTCAATTCCCCAGATTTAGTACAGTAGATATATCATCAGATTTCAGTATTACCATTGGACCTGAGCGTACATCGAGTTTAGTTGGTCCTCATGAAGTTTTGCCATTAAGCGAAACACAATTTTTATTATTTGTAACAGGTTCTACAAGTGGTGTTGTTGGCATTGGTACAGTAAGTGGTAATAGTATAACATTTACAAATATAACATTGTATATTATTCCATCAACAACTAAACCAGCAATAGGTAAATTTGAAGATAATATATATATTGCAACGTATGATTTATCAAATAGGGTTTACGGTCAAGCATTTTCTATTGAAAATGATGCTATTGTTGCTGGGTTGGTAGAGCCAATTACAGACACATCAAGTAATGTTGGTGGTGAGGTTGTTCAAGTAAATGATGGTTTTGCAATGAAAGCACATGGTGAATCTTCGGGTATTAATACAACGCTTCAATTATTAACTTATTTACCAGTTATACATGGCTTAGCAAATCAGAATGGTGTTGGTGGAGATAATATTGAAATATATACAATATAAAGAGGTGAAAGATAAATGAAAGGTTTAATTGTAGATAGTACAACAAATGTTATATATCATATAGCGGATAATATAACAAACGATGTAACAAAAGGTGGTTATTATATTTCTAGTGAAAATTTGGTATATCCATACACATTGGGTGTAACATTATATGAAAGTGCAATAGTCCCTAGTGATGTTGCAATTCAAACACATACATATGATGGAACAACATTTACAAAAAACGAGAATTATGAAAAAACCTTTGACATTGAAGTGGTTGTAAAGCAACAACAAGAAATTATTGATCGATTATTAATTGATTCTTTAATGGGAGGTAATTAGGATGTTTGCGAGACTGAAAATATTATATGAAAAAGGTGTAATTAATGAGGTAGGGTTAACTAAAGCTATAGAAAAAGGTTGGATTACAGAAGATCAAAAACAGCAGATAGTTAGTGCGCAATAGGATACCAGTACGTAATAAGACCTTATAGATTAAGGTCTTATTACTGCTCATTATATAATTTATCAAATAATGGTTGAAGAGATTTTCTAAGTAGTAGTATTTTTCTTACAACCATTTGGTTGTAAATTCAGCAATAATCATCAATTTCATGCAATAATAAAAGTAAATCAAAGGAGTTAGTAAAATATACATACTCACTATTATTCATGAAAGAAGGATGATATCCATGCAAGACATCAAACACCACTTCGAAAACTTCACGATAAACATGATAAAACCAGCTTACGAACGATTCCAAAGAACAGATGAAGAATACCAAGAGGCTTATAGCTTCTTAGAAGCCAACAGAAACAGATTTGAACGTACCATGGATTCACTAAGTAAAGAACAGAAAGATTTTCTACAACTATACATGGACAAGGATTGTTTCTGTGCATCTTGTTCCGTTCAGGCTATGTATATTGAAGGGTACAGAGATTGCATTAAGCTATTGAAAGAACTTGAAATATTATAGTTCCATGTTTATAGAAAATATCATAGAAATATCACAAAAGAGAATTTTAAGGTGATTATTGCATATACTAATTATATAGTATATACTATAAGTGAACCAGTTCGTTGAGTGACGAACTAAAAAACATTCAAGTGCGCTGACACTTTAATCCGAAATGAATGCAAGACGTATGTGCTTGTAGTTGGCGGACAACAGAAAAAACCGAAGCATTGCGCGACGTATGTGCGTGAAGTTGGCGGACAACAGAAAAATCAGCGATATAAAAAAGTGTATTGTTCACTGCGGTGGCATGCACTTTTTTTGAAAGGACTAATATCTACTTATGAAAAAAGAAGAAGCCCTTAGGATAATAGTAGAAGCAGCTAAGAATTATGAAGAGAATCTAGAAAGTAAGAATTTGCTTTTTTTATATAAAAATAGAGATAATGGAAAGATAGAATATATGGAAACACTTTTTGAAGGAAAAAATTTTTTGCATTTAACGGGTATAGATACATCATTACAAGCCAATTATTTTTATAAAAAATGCATTAATAATAAGTTATCTATCCATGAATTTGACTTTGATGACCGTGGGTTGGCAAAACTAAAAATACCAATCCTTCCTCAAATTGTAAGTGTTAATCGGGTAGCTAAGATGATAGGTACATATAATGATTTAAAACCTATACTATGTACCGAAAAACTAGCAGGTAACCCACATGCTTGTCTTGGTTTTGTAAGTGGAGATGATTACTACATACCAAATACAGCTTTAAAAGAAGATATAAGAGATATTACGATTAATCAAATGCAAATTGTAGCTATCTATAGTAAAGCTAAAAAGGAGCAAAGGTATAATAATCTTACATATAAAGCAAAGAAAATTAAGATTGAAGAACTCATGTTATCAAAGGAGATTATGAAGAAAATTGAAATGTTGTAG